CGTGATTTACAAATCCTTAAGTATTACAGGCTCGTTCGTAAATGGGCCTGTAAGACTTACGGGTTAACAGACGCGGATTTAGAACTTCTTATTTACTTAGATTGTAAAGGAAGATTTACGCGTCAAGAATTTATCGACGGAACATATACCATGAGTTGGGATAAGAACCGTTGGGAAAAATTAAGGAGGAATGGTTGGATAGAAGCGTGGAGACACAGGAATAGAACAACCATCAAATACTCAGTATTCAAAACCTCCTTTAAGTGCGCACACTTAATTAGTAGAATATATCGAATACTTTTAGGGGAAGAAGATATACCTACTTCGGAAAGAAGTGTGTTTTTTACTAACCAGTCATACACCGATAAGGTCATGAATAAGTCTATCGATGATATGATAAAAGATAATGAAAGATGATTAAAAATTTAGTAGGTGGCTTATTCGGCAAAGTAGTAGAAAATGCAGAAGGAATACTTGATAAAGTTATTACAACAGACAAAGAGCGTGATGAGGCAAAACTCGCGCTTAAAAGGTTATTACTCGAAGCCGAAGCAGAAGCTTTCGCAAAAGAAGTTGAAGACAGAAAGAGCGCTAGGGATATGTATAAAGACGATGCTCTTATTCAAAAAATACTTGCATCACTCTTCACAATAGCATATTTTGCTTTAAGTTTTGTAATGTTTAGATTCTTTATGATGGGTGATATAGACCTAGGGGAATTTGAAATAAGCTTTATATCAACAATATTCGGTGCTATGAGTGCCAAGGTAAATACGGTTGTCGATTTCTTTTTCGGCGGATCGTCTAAGAAAAATGAACAACAACAAATAAATAATAAATAATTATGGGAATAAATTCACAAGGAGTAGCATATAACTTCGGACAATTAGGTAGTGTTTACACGACACACTCTCAAGACGCTATTAAACCACCAACCGGAAAAGTATTTGTAGCTATAACTATGTTAGAGGACACAACATTTGATAGTGATGGAGGCTTGGTTGCAGAAAGAGTGGTGGTTCCTGGAGCAACTACCGCTGATCCAAATACATTAACTGGTGATATATTTATTAGCACAGAACAGCCAGCGCACGATTTAGATGATGGCTCAGAAACAACAACAGAAGGTTCTGGTGGGCTAGTTGTAGATGGTGTAGCATTTCCTGAAGGTATTACTATATATGGAAGATGGACTGAGATAGATATTTCAGGATCAACAACGGGAGCGATAATAGCTTATATAGGAGAATAATGGCATTAGGTAACGCGAATACTAGTTCTCAAGCTAGAGGAAAAAATATTGGTGCAAGAATTAAAAAAAGAAAAGAAGTTGCAGTAGCAGCTAGTTATAAAGCTTTTTCAACCGCAGCAGCTGAAACTGGTAATACTGAAGCTTGTGCTATTTCTACAGGTAGCATGACTATAGAGTGTTTTCACGATGGTAGCCACGCATCTAACTTACCGTTTGAAGTTGATGATAAAGTTTACACAAAAAAAAGAGCTAACCCAAGGTTTTACTTACCAGATGGATATTATAAAATAGGTCCTGATAGAGGAAGGTATTATAGCATACAAGTAACAAATGGAAAGGTAGCCGCAAGAACAGCTTGCTAATAAAAATTAAATTAAATTAAATATAATGGGAAAAAAAGAAAAGTTGGTTGACTTAAAACCAAAGGTAGATAAAATATCTGATGAGCATTTAAAAGAAATGCAAGAAATAATAAACGTTATAAATAACGTTCAGTTTAATATAGGTAAATTAGAAGGTCAAAAACATAATTTATTACACGAACTAGGATTAACTCAAAAGAAAATAATAGACTTACAGGATGTGTTTACTAAAGAGTATGGTTCTTTTGATATTGACATAACTGATGGAACTATTAATTGGCCTGAAGATGAAAAATAATATCATAAGAAAAATAACCATAGGTAAAGACTATAAAACAGATTCTATGCACTACGCTGTAGATCAAGAAGTTTATGGTGGTCACAAAATCTGTGATATAATAGAAGAAGAAGATAAATACTGTATTTACATTAGAAAAGAAGAGGTTGTTATACCATGGAAAGATTTTAATAAAAATATGGCTATATCTATTGAGTATAACTTAGAGTACTAATGAAAGCTTATAAAGATTTTATAGTATCACCAATAGGTGAGAGATATAATAATTCTAAAAAGGTTGGTGACAAAGAGTTAATACTTAATACTGAAATATTTAATCATCAGTTTATAAATAGATTAGCTTTAGTATTAGAAACGCCTATATTGTTTGATACACCAATAAATAATAGTGATCAAGTAATATTACATCATAACGTTTTTAGAAGATGGCACGATGTTAAAGGTAGGGAAAAGAACAGTAGATCATACTGGAAAGAAGATAAGTATATAGTATCTGCAGATCAAATATTTCTTTATAAAAAAAAAGACTGGATGGCTATGCCAGGTTATAGTTTTGTTCAACCTATAATATCAAATAACAATTTAACTAATGAATCAGAAGAACCTTTAATAGGTATAGTTAAATATAGTGATGGTACTTATAACAAAGAAGAATTAGTAGGTTTTACACCTAATAGTGAATATGAGTTTGTTATTGAAGGTAAACGATTATATCGAGTGTTAAATAAATTTATTACAATTAAATATGAATATCAAGGAAACGAAAAAGAATATAATCCAAGCTGGGCACATAGCAGTTGAAGAGCTAATTAAAGTAGCTAAAGAAGCTATTGTAGATTCAGGTGATGACGTTTCGGCTGATAGATTAAAAAATGCAGCAGCAACTAAAAAGCTAGCTATATTTGATGCATTTGAAATATTAAACAGAATCCACGAAGAAGAAAATATATTAGACGGAAAGCCAGTAGAAGAAAAGAAAGAAAATAAATTCAAAGGATTCGCAGAAGGTAGATCTAAGTAATGTACGAACAAACATTAGTTAAGGTTGTAGAACCTATAAAATTAAATACTATCAAAAGGCTTAATAAGTCTAAAAAATGGGAGTATGGTTATAATAAAGAAGCTGATATAGTTTCAATATCTAGAACTGGTATGATAGGTGAAATTATAGAAATACAAGGATTTCAAATAGCTTTACCTAAACAACCTAAAGAAATATACAGTTGTAGTAAAATAAAGTCAGAGCAAAAATGGAAACAGTTTCCAGCTAACCCTGAGTTCAAAAGAATTAAAACAGTATTTGACTGGCAAGAATATCCTGATGATTTTAAGCAAAGAAATTATGCTTATATAGACGAAGAGTTTAGAAGAAGAGAAGAAGGTTTCTGGTTTATGAATAATGGTAAACCTACATATATAACAGGTACACATTATATGTACTTACAATGGAGTAAAATAGATGTAGGCGCTCCAGATTATAGAGAAGCCAATAGATTATTTTACATATTCTGGGAGGCTTGCAAGGCGGATAAAAGAAGTTACGGAATGTGTTATTTAAAAAATAGACGTTCTGGCTTTTCTTTTATGAGTTCAGCTGAAACTGTTAATTTAGCTACATTAGCTAGTGATAGTAGATTTGGTATACTATCAAAAACAGGTGCTGATGCTAAAAAAATGTTTACAGATAAAGTTGTACCAATAAGTCTCAACTATCCATTTTTCTTTAAACCGATACAAGATGGTATGGACCGACCAAAGTCCGAACTTGCATATAGAGTTCCAGCTAAGAAGTTTACTCGTAAGAAAATACGTGAGCGTGAGGAAATGGATGACGTTGAAGGACTAGATACAACTATAGACTGGAAAAATACAGGTGATAATAGTTATGACGGTGAAAAGCTTTCATTATTAGTACACGATGAAAGTGGTAAATGGGAAAGACCTGATAATATAAAAAATAACTGGAGAGTTACAAAAACTTGTTTGCGATTAGGTAGTAGAGTAGTTGGTAAGTGTATGATGGGTAGTACTAGTAATTCATTAGATAAAGGTGGTGATAATTTTAAAAACTTATATTATGATTCAGATGTTACAAAACGAAATCGCAATGGACAGACTAAGTCAGGATTATATTCTTTGTTTATTCCTATGGAATGGAATTACGAGGGTTTCATCGACGAGTACGGACAGCCTGTATTCAACTCTCCTAGAGAACAAACGTTTGATCCACACGGATTAGAAATAGAACAAGGTGTTATAGAACATTGGGATAATGAAGCTCATGGTTTAAAAAGTGATCAAGACGCTTTAAATGAATTTTATCGTCAGTTTCCAAGAACTGAAGAACATGCATTTAGAGATGAAACAAAAAATAGTTTATTTAACCTTATAAAAATATACGAACAAATAGATTATAACGAAGGTAACAGAAACTCATCAGTGTTAACAACTGGAAACTTTCAATGGTTAAACGGTAAAAAAGATACACTAGTTACTTTTAATCCAGATCCTGGTGGTAGATTTAAAATAAGTTGGGTACCAGGTAGTAAATTACAAAATAACGTTATTATTAAAAATGGCGTAAGATATCCAGGTAATGAACATATGGGTGCATTTGGTTGTGACTCATACGATATATCTGGAACAGTAGATAAACGAGGTTCAAAAGGCGCTTTGCATGGATTAACAAAGTTCTCAATGGAAGATGCTCCGGCAAACACTTTTTTCCTTGAATATATAGCAAGGCCACAAACGGCTGAAATATTTTTTGAAGATGTTTTGATGTCACTAGTATTTTACGGCATGCCGTTACTTGCTGAGAATAACAAACCAAGACTGTTATACTATTTAAGAAGAAGAGGATATAGAGGTTTTAGTATGAACAGACCTGATAAAGTTTGGAACAAGCTATCAGTAGCAGAAAAAGAAGTTGGTGGAATACCTAACTCTAGTGAAGACATAAAACAGTCTCATGCAGCTGCTATTGAAATGTACATAAACGACCACGTTGGTTTATTACAAGACGGTACTTATGGCACTATGTATTTTAATAATACATTAAATGATTGGTCTAAGTTTGATATAAACAGAAGAACAAAGCACGACGCTTCAATAAGCTCTGGTTTAGCAGTAATGGCTTGTAACAGACATTTATACCGACCTAACCCTAAAGTAAAAAAGCAACCAATAAATATAACCATATCAAAATATAATAATACTGGATTTTCATCTAAGATAATTAATAATAAAATATGAGACAAGAACACTCTATACATTTTCCTTCACAGGCTGTTAGCGATTTAGAAAAGCTAAGCGAAGAGTATGGTTTAAAAGTAGCAAGAGCTATAAGACATGAGTGGTTTTCAGGAACTACATCTAAATATCATAGCCACAAAAATAATTTTCATACGCTAAGACTATATGCTAGAGGTGAACAACCAATACAAAAATATAAAAATGAATTATCTATAAACGGTGATTTGTCTTATTTAAACTTAGACTGGAAGCCGGTACCTATTATACCTAAATTTGTTGATATTGTTGTTAATGGTATGGCTGAAAGAAATTATCA